TATAACAATGGCAGTATTTAATGGAACTAATTTATTGTTAAAAGTAGCACAAGATGGGAGTTCGCCTGTAACTATAGGTCATACTACATCTGCATCAATGTCATTATCACTTGACACACCTGAAGCGACAACAAAAGATTCAGGAGGTTTTGCTGATTACATTGCTGGGTTAAGAAGTGGTGAGATTTCTTTTGAAGGTCTAGTTAATCATGGTGCAACAAATGCATCTGATGAAATGTCTGATTTCTTAATTAACAGAACAGAAATTGACTGGTCATTTTCAACAGGAACTACTGGAGATGAAATTTATTCAGGTGGTGGGTTTATTTCTAGTTTAGAAATTTCAGCAGAAATGGAATCTCCTGTAACTTACTCTGGTACTATAACAATAACAGGTACAATTACACAAGGAACTAACTAATAATTAGTTCTTATAAAATATAAAAGGCACATAGGTCAAACTGTGTGCCTCTAATTTTATTCATTATGGCAAACAAGAAAAGAGGTTACTACACTATAAAGATGGGTGGTAAAAATCGTACCATGCATTTTTCAATGAATTTCTGGTCAAACTTTACAGATGACTTGGGGATTCCTTTAGACAAATTAGGTGAAATATTTACTGAAGGTATTTCGCTATCCACAATTAGATCACTAATACATTCTGCATTACTAGCAAATGATCAAGAAAACAAAAAGTTAATTGATTATGATAAGTTTGATGTTGGTGTATGGATGGAAGATTTAGAAGCTGATGACTTAGATAAAATAGTTGCAGCAATGATGGAATCTAGAATACTAGGCAATGATCTTAATGCTGGTATGGCTAGAAATGTAAAACAATCTACTAAGGGAAAGTAAATACCCAGTTGTCTTGGGATAGTTTGCAAGATTATTATATAGGGCAAACTGGGATAAAACCAAATGAGTTTTGGTTAAACACTTGGAAGGAAAATCATCTCATAGGTGAAGCATGGCAATTACAACAAAACCTAGAATGGGAAAGAATAAGATATATGTCTGCTATGATATATAATGTAAATTGTCAGAAAAAATCACAAATGATAAAACCAGATAAATTGTTTCCTTTACCACAAGATGTATATTTAGAAAAAGGAAAACCAAAATCATCAAAAGAAGAACAAGAAGCATTTGAAAAATTAATTTCAAAAACAAAATTTACAAAAAAACTAGAACTTTAATTATTTGTATTTTTGTGATAAATTCTAAGTATGGCAGATCAAAGATTAAGGTTTTTTTTAACAGGTGATTCTAAGCAATTTAATAAAGCATTAACACAAGCAGAACAAAAGCTAAAAGCATTTGGTTCTAAATTACAAAACACAGGCAGAAGTTTAACTATGATGACAGCTCCTTTGGTTGCTGCTGGAGGTGCTGCTATTAAGATGGCTGCTAGTTTTGATAAATCTATGACTAAGGTTAAAACCTTAGTTGGTTTAGCTGGTGATGATGTTGATAAAATGAGAGGCAAGGTCATACAAATGGCTAAAGATACAGGGTCAAGTGCTGATGAAGCTGCTAATGCATTATTCTTTATAACATCAGCTGGTGTTGAATTAGATGATGCAATGGTTGTACTAGAAAAATCATTAAAAGCTAGTGCTATTGGTTTAGGTGATGTAGCAACTGTTGCAGATAGTGCAACCTCTGCTATGAATGCTTATGGTAAAGGAGCATTAAGTGCTGAAATGGCTACTGATGTTTTAACAAATACTGTAAGATTAGGTAAATTATCAAGTGAGGAATTAGCTGGATCAATAGGTCAAGTAATTCCAATAGCTTCAAATTTAGGTGTGCAATTTCATGAAGTTGGTGCTACATTGGCAGCAATGTCTAGAACAGGTACTAATGCAGCTACAGCATCAATGCAGCTTAAAAACATCCTTTTAGGTATTTTAAATCCATCTAAAGAAGCAGCAGATCAACTAGAATCAATGGGATTATCTAGTCAAATGTTAAGACAGCAAATTAAAGATGAAGGTTTGCTTAGTGTTCTTCAAACACTTAAACAAGAATTTGATAATAATAATAATGCACAAGCTAAAGTTTTTGGAAGTTCTAGAGCATTAATGGGTATTATGGACCTTTTAGGTAAAGGGTTTTTAGAAACTACAGAAATATTTGATGGTATGTCTAAAAGTGCTGGTGTTACAGCAGAGGCATATGAAGAACTACAAAATAGTGCTGAGTTCAAGTTAAGAAAAGCAATGGTTGCAATAAAAGAAACTTTTAGAGAAACTGGTGCTGCTTTATTAACTGCATTATTACCAGCCATACAATCTGCTAGTAAGTTTATAACAAATCTATTAAATGGGTTTAATAATTTAAGTGAAGGCACACAAAAATTTATTGGTATTGTAACTATGATAGGAGCTGTACTTGGTCCAGTTCTTATAGTATTTGGTACACTAATTTCATCATTAGGTACTATTATAGGAGCTATTAAAAGCTCAACTATAGCTATGAAACTATTAAATATTGCTATGAATGCAAATCCAGCTATTAGGTTTGCTACGATTATATTAGGTGCAGCAGCAGCATTATTTAAACTAGGTAAAGCTAGAAAAGCTGCACAAATGGAAAAGTTAAATGAAGAATTTAATCAATTAAGTTTAGAAGATGCAGAAGCAAAACTACAATCCTTAACAAAAACTTTTGAAGCTAATAATAAAATATTAGATGAAAATTCTAAAAGAGCATTTGCAGTTAGAAAAAATACTCTAATGGATGCTGAAGGCAATAGGATTTTAACCAGGAAACTAAATTCAACAAATAAAAAAAGAGGTGAACAAATAGAAGTATTAAAAGAAGTCATTAAGCAGAAAAAAGAAATGGCTAAAGTTGATGCTGATATTGCTTCATTAGGTACAGGAGGTGGTACTGGTGATACTGGTGATACTGGTGGTACTGGTGGTCCTTCTCCAGAAGATATAGCAGCAGAAACAGCTAAGGCATTATTGACTACTAAACAAAAACAATTTGATGCTGAAATTGCTGCAACAACAGCACACTATGACAATCTTATAAAACTAAATAAAGGAAATGCTGAAATTCAAAAACAACTTGAAACATCAAAAGGTGAGGCATTACAATCAATTAGAGATGGTTATTATGATAATGATGTGATGACTTTTCAAGAATTTTCTGATAGGAAAAAAGCAGTTGAAGATCAAATAGCTGATGCAACTGCTGTTTCAGAAGAACAAAGAAAAGCATTAGAAGTTGCAAGAACTAAAGAAAAATATGCACAGTTAATGGCTGAAGCTGTAAAGTATAAAATTGGTACTGAAGAATTACAAGCTGCAATGGATGCCAAAATTAAAGAAATAATGGAAGGTCAAACTGAGGCAAGTCAGCAGTTTGCAACAACACAACAGCTTATAAATGATTCTTTAAAAAATAGTTTTTCTAGTTTAGGTCAATCTATTGCTGGAGCTTTTGCTAATAAAGGTTCATTATTTGGTGCATTCTTAGGCACATTTCTTAGCACAGCAGCTACAATGATTACTGCTAACATGGCAACATCCACATCTTCTGCTATTGAAGGTGCTACAAAAGATTCTGCAAAAATACCATTTGGTACATTTATCCTTCCAGCATTAATTGCAGCAGCAGTTGGTACTGTAGGAAAAGCATTTGGTGGTATTAAAAAGTTTGCAGCTGGTGGTATTGTTAGTACACCTACAATGGGTTTAATGGGTGAATATCCTGGAGCTAGATCAAATCCAGAAGTTATTGCACCATTAGATAAATTAACTGGTATGTTAGGAGACAGAGGTTCTTCTAATGTCAAAGTTGGTGGTGAGTTTAAAGTTAAAGGTCAAGATTTAATCGTTGCTTTACAAAGAGCTAATAAAAATAGAGATAGGATTTTATAATGGCATATGGTGTAAAATTTAGATTAGAATTTTCTGATGATGCAGAAAATGGTAAAAAAATAGAGATACTAAAAAAGGATTATACATCTTCAACTGTATATGATTTAGTTGGTACTAGCGACCCATGCACCATAACTTGGGAAGGTGATGATGA